AGACGCGCGCTGTGTTCGTTAGGATATGGCATTTTTCTTTTCTCCGATCTCCACACCCTTTGATTCAATGGCCGCCTGTTCCTGGGCCAACTGGTCAAGGATATCAAACCAGTCTTTCCCGCGTTCCTTGGAAATTTGCTGGCGTGATTTCAGGCCGTACTTGACGGCCTCAATATCGGCCTTGACTTCCTTCAAGGGGTCTATCCAGGGGATGCCGGCTGGTTGCCATTCCCATTTCAGATTGTAAACAGTCATCCCGGCCGGCAGTTCAAGGAGTCCCTGGGCTATCCAGTTCGATAATTTCCAGATTGTGATTTTATCAAGAAGGCGCTGTTTTCGCTGGCGCTTTTTCTTCGCCGACTCTTCGTACTGTAGCATTTCCTGCCGGGCCGCGCTGTAACTGGAGCCCTTCGTATCAAAGAAGGTATACGGCAAGTCCATTGCCAGAAGGCCGACTCGGATCATTACTTCGCTGAATTCCCGGAATTCCGCGGACGGCCCCTTGTATTCGATCATCTGCAAATCATCCCCGGGCTCTAGTTCGAGTTTCAACCCGGGTTTCAATTCGTAATCGTAAGCCGTCGTATCTTCATCCGGCGCTTCGCCGGTTCCATCGTCCTTATAAACGAAATCCGCCGTTTCCTCTTCGACCGTCCTCTTGATGGCTACGCCAAAGAGCGCGGCCATCTTGGCCTTGACAAGGGAGTAGTCGAATCCTTCATAAAGGTCTTGGAAGGTATTGATGGCCGGCGCCCAGGGCGATATCCCGCGGACTTGATCGAAGCGCAAAAAGTATCCGTCGAAAAGAAAATTCTCGGCCTTGACGATCTTGGAAAGTTTGAAGCCTCCCACCGTGGAGCGATTGCAGATAATGAAAGCTCGGGGCCGGCCGTTTTTATTCAGGACGACTCCATGGGTAATATCGGCGTCCGCCCATTTTCCGGGCAGACCCCCCGAAGGTTTCCGGATTCGGTCGGCCTCTATCGCCTGCAACTGGCCGCCTGAAAGTTTGATGTAACCCACATCCCCATCGACTACGCATCGGCGCTCCCCGATGGCTATCATATCTTCCAGGGCGTGCATCCCCCGGATATCGCAATTTTCCGGACGACTCCACCAGGTCATCAGCTCTTCCATCCGCTTGTTAAGCTCTTCGTCCTGATTTCTGGCTTGGAAGGTAAACCTAGCCGTGTAGTCAATATGCTTTTCGACCGCCCACTTGGCCAGGGCGAAATTCCGCTGTTGATCCCTGGCCGTCGCTACAAGGCTCCGCCGCTGGCTTACGTCCAGGACCTTGTCTTCGGAGTACGTGGCGCTTTTCGGGGCGCTCCGTTTCTTCTTGTCTACAATGGCGTGATATCCAAAATTCGTGGGGACAAGGACGCCGCGCCGCGTTTTCTGAAATCCGGGAGGGGTTCCGTTACCGGCCATCAGTCAAAGTTCCCCCGTAAATCGGCGTAAGACACGTTCGGGCGCTTGTAAAGGCTTCGGAGATACCGGGCCCGCAGGTTTCGTACCTGTTTCCAAAGTTCGGCCACGTTCGCCTTCGTAACCGTGGCCCCGTCTACGCTGGCACTCTGGGCACCTGCCGCAATGGCACTCAGCGCGGTCTCCCGCTCTTCGATCTGTTCTACAAGGGTTTTCAGAGCCAAAGAGATATCCTCCCTTTGGCCTGTATTTTGTGGATAATCTGTGGAAAGGCAAGGAAGGAATCTATACGAAATGCTATACCATACGATAAGCGCGCTATAAGGCTTTGATGTTTAACGTCTTATAATATTATTTGTGAACGAGCGGCCCACGCGTGCTGAAAACTTGTCCACAATCTTTACACTTACAACGGCGCCAAGTCATACCCGAAACAAACGATCCAGCAATATATCCCTCGATCTCCGGGCGCTGAATTGTATTCAGGACATCTCGACGGAGCCCCTTGCAATAGGGACAGGTTGCCGGCATTTCGTCCACGACCGGCCGGCGTTTGTAAGGCCGCTTGGCCGCCGGCGCCGTCTTTTTCTTTGGCCGCCCGGGTTTACGCGTGGCCATCTTCTTTTTCTTTGGCATCCGATATCCCCTTCTTAATCGCGTCAAAATCAAATTCCTTTTCAGCCAGGGCCTTTATAACGGCCTCTGCTGGCAATCCCTTTGATTTCAGGCTTTTTACCCCAAGAGCACCGCCAGCCAAGCCCAGGGCGCCCAGGGCCGCCCAGAAGTAGGCCGTATAATCGTACCAGTGGATTTCCGCCTTGGCCTTGGCCTCCGTATCCGCCGCCGTATCGGCCAGGACAGCGCGCCGGCATTCCAGGTCCGCCCGGATGGCCTTGATATCCCGCCTGAATTCGCCCCAGGCCACTTTCGGATTATCCGGATCTTCTGCAAATTCTTTCCGGGCTTCCGGGCTTGGCATAAAGTACGCCATGGCCCGGCATCCGGCCATCAGTAAGGCCAGGATCAAAATGATTTTCGTCCACATTTCCAGACTCCTAAAAAATGATTACCTTAAAAATAGCCCGGTTTCACCCGGGCTATTACCTTCATCTGGCTACTTCCCGCGATTCTTGCCTTTGCCGCGGCCGCCGCCTTTGCCATAGCCAGGGCCTCCACTCGGGCAAGGTTTCCGGTTTCTGTTTGCCCCGGTTCCCTTGCCGCTTCCGTCTTTTTTGCCAGCCATTTCCGACTCCTTAAAAATTGTCAATCATCTTTCAAACTTTCGTATAAGAAGCATGGCGCCGGCGCTTCCGGCCGCCAATCTTGCCTTGATCCATTTGATATTTGACGTAGAGCGCGCCAGCCCGGGCGTAAGCCAGGCAGTCAAGAATATCATGGCGCCAGCGTCTGTAAGGATTCGTCCATTCCCGGACAAGCCCAGCCCCGGGCTTCTGGATTGCCAGATATTGTTCGGCGCAAACATGCCGGCAAAACCACTCATTTTCCCGCCGGACAATCTGCCGGGGGAGATAGTGACAGCCCGGCAAATCCAGAGGGATTCTGAATCCATGATGTACTTGAATTTTCAGGCCATCCACATCCAGAAACCAAAGAAGCGATTTATCGGCCTGGCGCCTGGCATGGATAAGCGTTCCATCTCCAGCCCGATAGCGGACGCCCTTTACCCTGGAGCCAGATATGGCGCCCATCTGGCCATGGCCACGACCGACCAGGGCGAATACCTGAGGATCCGGCCGGCACCAGTCCCGGACGATATGCCGCGTACTGGCCGTATGCTTCCAGCCCGTATCAACCCAGATAGCCCGGCATCCTTTTTTCAGCGCCGTTTCTTTCACGGCATCCAGGGCGTCAAATACTTTCGCTTGATCCGGATCTACAGTCCGCCGGAGTTCGGGGGGGATGATTTCCTGGACGCCGAAATCCAGAGTCCACTCCGTAAGGTCTGCCGCTTTGTAGCCTTCGATCACGTAGTAGAGCCAGAATTTTTGAATATCAATTCCGCAAATCAGGAAATCCACGTCCGCCGGCGCTTCGCCGTCCATATCGTAATCCCCGCCATGTCCCTGGATAAATGAAGGCGTTAGCTTGTCCTCTTCGGCCTTCAACTGATACGGAACCGCCCAGATATATTGACAGAGATATTTTTCATCCTCTTCAGTTTCCGTCCGGGCCGCCCTCCAGTGGATTTCCGCCAGGTCTGCCGTAGTCATCATCGGGCTATGATAGCCGGTCCAGATAATCCCCAGGGTATTCGTCCGGGGTTCCGGACCTTTGATCCGGCCGGCCTTGATTTCCTGGCCCTTGTGTACCAGCCGGGGCCGTTTCAGCGCCTTTAGCCTGTCCGCCTCTGTCCAGAGCCGGCCGCAACCTGGGCACTTGTAACGCGCAGCCTTCCGGGCCTCCAGGATTGTCCCGGCCTCCAGCCAGCCCGTGAAATTTTCGCGCTCCGGGTAATTCCAGCACTTACAGCCTGGACATTGCAGGAATATCCGGGAACCTGTCCCCAGTTCGTGGACTTCCTGCCAGACCCGGCCTTCCGGGATACTGACCGTACATTCCGCATAAATCCTGGCACTGTCTGAATATGCGCTCGTCCTGGCCTCTATCTGCCGGACCGGGTCTGTTTCACGTGAAACGGCGCCGGGCGCGTCCATCTTGTCGATCTCCGTCAAGACCACGACCCGGGCCGTATGGCTCGACCGCTGGGCATCGCCGCCGCCGGCGCCCATGAAACGCAGGACCGGTCCATGATTAAACTGGACGGCCTTAAACCGGCCCCCTCGAGATCCGGCGCCTTTGGCCGGCAAGAGCGCCCTGTATTTCGTCCGGTTCAATATCGGGAGTATCCTTTGACTCCAGATATCCTGGGCCATGGCCACGTCTGGACATCCGACAATTACATCCTCTCCGATCTCAAAGAGATGATATAGTATCGGCAAGCAAAAACCCAGAAGCGTCTTTCCGCTCTGGACGGCGCCGGCAATGAATATCCGCCGCCAGTCCGGGCGCTCGAATTCGTCCAGGACAAGACCAGTCCAGGGAGCGTATGCCGTGGAAAACTGGAGCCCCTCCCTGGGGCCGCTGGGTAAAATGATTTCGGCCTCTGCGAATTCCCGAAATGTCCGGAAGGTTTTAACGAGCCCCATTGTTAGCCACGGGGTTCCGTATATCTCCTGCCGCTGTTTCGATGCTTTCATAAATTGCCATGACTCCCTCATTATATGGACCGGCGAAATTCCGCCGGCATTTCGGGCAAAGGATGCGCATAAGCCGGTCGACCAGGGCTTTCCAATCCCGGCAGATATTCCGCCAAGTTTTCAGGCTGTCTTCGACTTCCCAGAGTTCGCCGCGCCGAATTGCAAGCTCCAGCGTTTCCCGGTCCGCCCGGATCCGCCGGTAACGCTCAAGGGCTGGGCTACTGGAACCCACGAGTAAAGGATCGTCCACTTTTTCAACTGGCCGTTTCCGCGTAGAACGTTCCAGGCAGAGCCAAGCGGCCACGTGGTAAATATTGTAAGTCTTGCCGTCCGCGTTCCTGGGACAGCCCTGGACGTTCCAGTTCTGGAGTCCGCTGTAACTGATAACGCTCCCCAAGGGGCCGTCGTTAAGAACGCTGGCAAGCTGGGAACGTGTAAGCCGTTTCTCATTTATTTTTCCTGCTTTCGTTTTCCGTTTTGCCATAAGTGCTTAAATTTTAATCATTTCCAAAAATAGGAACCCAAATATACGTAAAAATCGCGCGATACACAC